TTGCGTTGCTCTAATGAACTTTGCTTTTTGTACTTTTACAGTCCAAGGACCAACCCCTTGGAGTGGAATCTTTGGCGTTTGATAAACAAAGTCAGAAGTTGAAATACCTGTTACCTGATAGTCGAAATCATTTATGACAGCAGAAACATCGCTGTTGTCTGGGCCTTGCGTTTGGCCAGTGCTGTCAGTGATAAGAATTGTCCACCTTACCGTTGCGTTAAAAAGTTGACCTTGCGCTAAACCTTCTTGAGCAGTCGAAAACAATCTTGGAATGACGAAAACAAAACTAACCTTTTCGACCGTTGTATCAGTGATAGTTCTGACTTGAAAGTTTTGCCCTGTTTCGCTTTTGTCATATCGGCGAGTTGTGACCTCGTTGTTTGCATCGACCGTTTCGTTGTAAGTGCTCCCAATCTCAAGTGGAGGACTAAAGCTGATAATGTTGGTTAGATCTATGACATCAGCGCTAGGATTTGACTCGCCGATAACAGGCTTGGCCTGCGTGGCTCCGCCTAAATAGTTTGAGTATTCAATGTCAATTAGCTGCTTGTTGTAGCTGCCACCTAGTTTTGTCTCATTGAAAAATATATTATCAGGCAGACCATCTGTGGTGCCTGCAACGATGCCTTTGATTGGTCCTTCACAAAGGAGGTCCAGAAACTTGATGACAGAAGTGGATTTAAGTGACATGGCTTAAATGTTGAAATCTTTGTGTGTAAAGTTATCGTCTTTGGTTTTTAATGTTTTATAGCCTTGACGTATAACTTGCAAAGAGCATCCTGACGTGGCTCTAAAATCTGTCAGAACTATCTTAGGTTTTATTTCGTCTCCCGGATCGCCAGGTTCTGAGTATTTAATAAAGTGCATCCATGTGTAGGAATCTCCCTTTTCTATTAAACCCGAAACAGTCCCACCAACACTTGCTACCACTGGATCGTCACCAGGGCTAATCACATGGACAACATCGATTCTGTACGAAAAAAAGCCGTCAACTTTTGTGCTGCCTGCATCACCAGCAAGATCAAACAGACCATTGTTTAATTGCAAAACAACTTGGTAGTTTTTGCTGTTTTTACTATCGGCCTCTTGCGACCTAACTCGCCTCATGCTGTTGATGACTCCCACGTTGCCACTATCTGCTGTTATGTTTATGGTTTCGGCAAGCGACATTTTCTTGGTTAGCTCTTCGTCAAAATAATAATCTTGACCATTTTTGTTTCCTTTAATCTGAACATCAGGGTTGCCAACTCGCCTGATCCTAGCTCCGCCAGCCAAGATAACTTCGTCAGTTAGCGTTTCATTGTTGACTGTTATGGTTTGCGTTCCAGGGGCTCGTATGTATCCCACAGCAGGATGTGCAATATCTTGACGGCTATCAGACTCAACCTCAACAGAAATCAAATGTGAGCCAATCAAACATTTTCCATAGACAATCGGAACTGCCGCACCATTTGCTCCTGCTGTGTTGACTGCTCCGGTGTAAGCGTAATTCTGAACGCCATCGGTAGCTCTTGTAACGCCTTGCGGCCCTGTTGCATTTACGTTTTCACCACGTCCCCTTGCCCTGCTGATGGTAGGCATTGGCGAGATAATGTTTGCTACACCAGTCAAAATAAGACTGGCACCGATTGCGCTTAGAGCTGTGCCTACAGCCGTTAAAGCCGCACTACCGACAACGAAACTAGAACCTGCCGCAAGCGTTGTGCCTGCAGCGACAGTGCCGCCTAATCCAGCAAAACCAAACAAACCTGCACCAGGTAACAAGAAAGAAGCTGCTACTAGACCAACGCCAATCAGAATGGTAGTCGTATTCCCGCCACCGCTTCCACTGATTACAGGCGTTAAAATTAAGGGCTTGCGACCAATCGGCAAATGCAAATCATCGTACGTTAAATCATACGCACCTTGCACCAAGGTGTAGCCAATCCCGTTCTCGTGTGCATGTATCAGTTCATTTTGCAGTTCTGGACGATTGATAAACAGTAGTTTCAAGCCATCAGCTGGAGTTCTCAGGTTCTTGTAAGTATGCGTTGCGCCATAGCGTTCAGCTAGGCCGCCCATCAGTTGGATGGTCTGCTCCATACCGAAAGACGGCTGCAATCCTCTTGACATAGTAACGGTTAATGGGCTCTACAACACTCAAGGAATCCATGCGCTGATGCAGCATCCGCATGTCTCCGACGTAGATGGCACCGTGCATTGCCGATGCTGTATCCATCCGCATCACCAGCATGTCGCCAAAACGCCTGTTGACCCAACCAACATTTGTAAACCCAGCAGCAGGAGCCTCACGCAAAAATACGCTTTTGCAACACTCCAGATCACTAGGACGTTCGAACTCAGGCAGCTCAATGCCTTGCAACCGATAGAAGTCTTGGATCAGTGTGTAGCAGTCATAGACACCGTAGGACCACTGTCGTCCGAGGAGGGCTGAATAATCCACCATTGCTTTGATGTGACGTCCCAAACGTACCAAGGAACCCCAATTTGCTGACAAGCTCGCTTGTCTGGTTCACTTGGTGGCTTGCCGTTTGGATGCGAATGTACAACAGCCTCAATCGGACCTTTGGCCAAAATTGTTAAGTAATCTGTCGGATGTATCTGGAACTCATCAGATGGATTGTCAGCGATATTTCGACAAGGCCAATACGTGCCCTTGACTACTAAACCGCAGCTTTCCGCAGGCAGCACGCTCATTGCGTGCCCTTCAGCATCAAGTCTGAATCCTGACATTGTGAAACCCTCCGAAAGGCAAGTCTCCAGTAGGGAAACGAGCACGACAGCTGGTGATTTTTTTTCCGCAGACGTCATCAGCAGAAGCGGTCACAGGCTGGTCATCGATGTCAAAAAAAGCAGACCCGGCGTAAGTACATTCTCGCTCCTTGTATTTCCAAGGACAATAGTTGCCAATAAGTCGCCGAGGTATTTTTACATCAACTAGCTCTAACTTGCTTGCTAGCTCAAACTCAACGACCTGCGGCGTTTCTGCGGCGATACGATCGACATAGAAAACCTCATCGGGAAACTTCCCAAAGTCAGCATCAGCAGTTGCATGAGACAAAAAGTTGATTGATTGCGGGTTTGACGTGTCTTCTGTCTCTAAGGCAAGCCCACCTTCAGTAGCGACAGTGCTTTCATCTAAAAAGTTAACGGCATCTAAAAACTTCTTCAACGTGCGCACACGTTTGACTTTGGCCATCTCTAAATTGTACAAGCTGATCAAACTAGATATTGCGTTGTTAACGTTTGACACCTTCATGCTGGGTCGTGGAAGCTGACCTTTTGATGACTTCTCAAAACCATCGACTTCAATCGGCGTCGCCGCATAGGTCTGTCCGTTGAAAGCAATGTTAACAATAAGCCCATTAGTTCCTGCATGAAAGTATCTAATATCATCCACGCCATTAACAGCAGTAGTCAGGTGCAATTCATACAGCTCAATGATTGCTGACGGCTCTAAAGAGTAAAGTTCGCTATAAACTGGGCTGATTGATTCCCATGTGACCGATCCTGTGGCTGTGCTTTCAGTAACGGTGACAAACGGATGCTGCGGCCAGGCAGGTTCAATAAATCCAGACCGAGCGTCTCCTGTCGTTGATTTGACGCGAAAAACAAAGGCCGCATCATTTGGATCAACGGTTCGAGAAACAATTTGACCAACGACACGTATCGCACCAAGGCCAATCGACTCATCTTCTGAATCTGGATCGGCTGCAGCCGCAGCGCCTTCGCTCCATGCAGGATAAGTAGTCATGCTTCAAACACTTCGATGAATGTTGCCGAAATCTCAGCACGGTTTACAAATGTCACCGTCTTACTCCACTGAGGGCATATAAATTTAGAACTTGACGATTCATTGGGCGGCGTAAATGTAAACTTCTCTTGACCCGCTCTGGCGTCTAGAAATGTTTCTATTGTGTCAGCGTCAGTCTCAGAGACATTAAAAGTTAGCTGATACTGCTTAGGATTGTTATTGATGCCAAAGATTGCCCGCTGTGCATAGCCAGAGCCAAACTGAGCGACGTTGACCCGTGGCTGACTGCTTTTAACAGTGCCATAAGTCGGTTGTATCGACGGGAATGCTGGTGTGGTCATCAGACTGTAAGTAGTCCTCCGGGTCGTTTTTGTTTGATCAGTTCAGCCTGTACGGCTGCACCAATCGCCTGTCCCAATAGCTTGGCATTCGGCTGATTGCCTTGTGCCTGCGTTCCAGAAGCATCAACGTTCACAGTAACGTTAGCGCCACCAAAGCTGCCAGACGGTGCAATGCTGCCACTTCTGCTAGGCGTAAACAGCTCAGGGCCACGTTCGCCAACCATGTAAGAACGACCAGCACTGACGCTTCCGCCGGATGCTCTAAAGCCGCCGAAGATTTTGCCTAAGATTCCACCTGTGCTGCCAAGCCCTCCAAGAGCAGTGTTGACACCAAA